AAGTGCATGCTCTGCAGAATCTTTAAATAGATATCGTTATCCATGTCAAGACCCTAAAAATTGGGAAATTGCAGAATGTAATCCTCCAGAATGTGAAGCAACACAAACTTGCACAAAAGATGTAATAAAAATTACACCTACTACACCAGAACAGGAAATAACAAATGGCTAAACAAAAACTAACGCCCGCAGATTTAGATGCTCGATTAAAGTTTATTCTAGGAATAACTCTTGGAAGTATTCTTTTTATGACAGCTCTTGGAATTATCTATGGGCTGTTGTTTGTAACACAACCTATTGGAGCTCAGTCAGAAAATGACAAAATGTTCTTCAATGTTCTAGGTAGCATTGCAACATTTATTACAGGAACACTTGCAGGAATTCTAATTGGTAACTCAGGCGCTAAAGATATTATGGCAGCACAGATACAAAATAAAGAAGTAGATGCAAAAAATACACAGGCAGATAAAAAATTAGAAGCAGAAATTGATGCAACTGCAGCTCGTTTGGCAGCAAAGCCAGATGGAGCAATGCCAGAAGAGCAACCAGTTGATCTAGATTGGGATAAAGACTAATGGCAGAACAAGGTACAGCAGCTCGTCTAATAGAAGTTGCTACAGCAGAGCTAGGAACTATTGAAGGTCCTAAAGACAACGAAACTAAATACGGTGCTTTTATGAAAGCAAACTTCCAACCATGGTGCGGAAGTTTCGTAAACTGGTGCGGGTCAGAATCTGGCGTAAAGATTCCTAATACTGTTTACACACCAGGAGGTGCAGCAGCATTTAAAAAAGCTGGTGCTTGGATTGATGTAGATGTTGCAGATCCAGAGCCAGGAGATATAGCGTATTTTGATTTCCCTTCAGATGGCGTCGATAGAATTTCTCATGTAGGTATTGTTGTTAAAGACAATGAGGATGGAACTGTTTGGTGTATAGAAGGAAACACATCTTCAAAGAAGTCTGGAAGCCAAAGAAATGGCGGAGAAGTTTGCAAACAACTTCGTGCATATAAGAAAAATAAAGCTGGCGTTTTAATTTCAATTGTAGGGTTTGGAAGACCAAAGTTTGGTGCCTCAGCAGCACCAGCAAAAGCAGCAGCCCCAGCAAAAAAAGCGGCAGCATCTAAATCAAAGAAGTGCCCTACCTGTGGCAAATGAATAAATATTCTATTAAGATAGAGATAACAGCAGTCATTGAAGCTTTTAATGAAGATGATGCCAGAGACTATGTTAATGAAATATTTGGTACTGATGAAGAGGTTCAGTCAGTAAAAATTGCGAGTATAAAAGAGAAAAAATAGCTTGACTTCTCTTGCTGTCGTAATGTATAATTGTATAGATAAGGCAATTTAAAGATGCTAAACTTAACAGAGCGAGGCGTAGAAATTCTGATTAAAAGATCAAATAATTTTTACTGGAACAACTATAATTTAATAGCGTGGGAAAAAAATAGTAGCGGATATTTTAATCTCAAAGGTATTTATAGAAATAATTCCTGGGGAATCGCAAATGAGTTTCCAGTTAATTCCAAAGGTATATGGTCAATTCCGCTAAAACATGTCAGACATTTTAAATAAATTAAATTCAGACCAAGACTCTATAAGATGGTGGGATTTAGCAGCATGCAATGGAATGGATACCAACCTATTCTTTGATAAGTATGAGTCTGATGTTCAAATGGCTAATGCAATTGATCAGTGCTGCCTATCTTGCCCAGTTATAAGCATGTGCTACAAGTCTGGAGTAGATCAAGATGAGTACGGGGTTTGGGGCGGAGTGTTCCTATCTTCTGGACTGGTTGATAAAATCAAAAATGTACATAAAACTAAAGATACATGGAAGCAGCTAAAGGTAAAGCATGGTCTCTAATGTATATGATAATAAGCACTTTAAGTATGGAATGAATCAGTGGACTGGTGAACCTAATAAGCCAGTATTCTATACAGAAGAAATGAAAAAGAAAGTATGGGAGCTAAAGAAGCCTATGTTTCTTTTAATGGATATAGTAAAGTATCCAGACTTTCTAGCGTTAAGATTGTATGAAGATAACTTCATTCAGTTTGACGGGTTAGAAAAAGAAAAAGTTATTGATTATGTTACAAAAGTTAAAAAACTACTTGAGTCTTATGGTGTTCGAGTAGAACTTGAAGGGAAACCAACAAATTGAACGAAAAAATATTTTGTTATTCATGTAATAAAACAAAGAACAAGCTTAACTTAAAGAAGTCTTCTCTTCTACCGATTAATCTATTCCTTTGCCAAACATGCATAGACGAAAAGCTTGAGCCAAGATGGGTAGTTTTAATTGCTGGAAGGCAAAATGGACATGAATCAGTTAAGGATTTTATACAAAAAAGAAAGTACCTTGGATCAGAGATAACAGCTTCAGAGTTATTAATTTAAACTAAATATAAGGTATAATATGATATATAATGGAAATATCATACATAACCATAGTGGTTTCAATATTAGCGGCAAGCCTAAGTGGTTTTGGAACTGCTATTATTGCTGGAATTAGGGACGCCAAAAAAGAAAGAATTAGGCGGGAAGAAAAAGAAAAAGACCAGCTTAGATTAGATATAAAAGACCTTAAAATAGAGTTATATCAATTAGAAAAAGAATTAACTGAGTGGAAAGACAAATATTATAAAGCCATTCAAGATTTAATTGAAATGAAGTCTGAATTAGATAGTGTAATTAATCAATTAAATCACTTAGAATATCATGAGATGCTGGACACAGAATAATTAAAATAGTACAATAAAGGTATGACTTGTATTGTTGCTGGAATTAGGGACGCCAAAAAGGAAAAAAATAGGCGGGAAGAAAAAGAAAAAGACCAGCTCAGATTAGATATGAAAGATCTTAAGATTGAGTTATATCAATTAGAGAAAGAATTAACTGAGTGGAAAGACAAATATTATAAAGCCATCCAGGATTTAATTGAAATGAAGTCTGAATTAGATAGTGTAATTAATCAATTAAATCACTTAGAATATCATGAGATGCTGGACACAGAATAATTAAAATAGTACAATAAAGGTATGACTTGTATTGTTGCTATTGCCCAGAGTGGTGTCGTTTATATGGCATCAGATCATGCTGCCTCAGATGATAAAACTGGTTGGATCCTGTCAAGAAAAGAACCAAAGTGTTTTAAAGTTGGTCAGTATGCTATTGCATTTACAGATTCATTTCGCATGGGGCAAATTCTTCAGTATATGTGGACTCCACCAAAATACACACCAACAAAAACTAATTCTGGATTAGATAAGTTTATGAGAACTAAGTTTGTTGATTCAGTCAAGGCTGCATTTAAAGAGCATGGATATGGAAGCATCGGATCATCCTCTGAGGAAGATACTGGTGGAATTTTTATAGTAGGCCTTGAAGGTAGAATCTTTACTATAGATGAAGACTTTCATGTTGGAGAAAACATAGTAAACTATATGGCAGAAGGAAGCGGCGGACAGATAGCACTAGGAGCACTTCATGCTACAAAGAATCAAAAGAACCCAAGACTCAGGCTTAAAGCAGCATTAGAAGCAGCAACTGAGTTTAATATGAGCGTAGCTGCCCCCTATACATACATTCAAGTTTAGTGTATAATTAGTTAATGGATATAAACGACTTAAGACCAGACTATTCAAAATCAATGGACATAAGAGGTGTACCAACACATGTATGTCCATGCGGTTGTGAAATATGGAACCTTAAAGTTATTTTTGATAGTTGTGAAATTGCAACTTATTTTTTAGATATGGAGTGTGCTAATTGTGGCACACTGGCAACAGCACCAACGCCACTGGATAGAGAAGAAGAAGAATGAGATCACAAAGAAGAATTGACATGCTAGAACTTGAACTGTACAAAATTAGAATTGAATTAGATATAATGCACGAAATAATGAGCAACGTTATAAACGTACAGACCCAAGCGGCGGAAGCAAGAAATATGGATTCTGGCAAGTGGTATCCACGCAAAAACCCAAATCAGAATTCCTGATCTGTTGACAAACACCACTCTATTTAGTAAGATTAGCTTTATGAAAAAACTAATAGCTACTATGGCACTAATCGCCACAACAATCGCAATCACAGTAATGCCTGCACAGGCAAATCTAAAGCCAAAAACAGTTGTACCAACATTGGCTATTTTAGACACAGCATTAGACACATCAATCCCATCAATTAAGTCAAGACTAGTTGCTGAGGTATGCATTTTAGATTGGGCATCATGTCCCAACAAAACTAAATTTATGGAGGGAACAGGAGCATCAGTTCTTCCAATTAGCATGTTATCAACAAATAACTTTAACCATGGAACACAAATGGCTTCTGCAGCAATTGCAGCTAATCCAAACATTAATATCGTATTCATTAGAATTGTTGGCAATACATCAAAGGGCCAAGTACAAACTTATGGACTCAATACTCTTGTCAATGCTTTAACATGGGTTAATAACAACAAAGCTAAGTACAATATTGTAGCAGTTGCATCAGCACATGCTACAAATGCTCCAGTTATTAAGAGAAGCGCTTCATCTGCTTATTGTCTGCCAACAGCAGTCGATACAGTAATTTCTAATTTAAATAACTCTGGCGTACCAGTATTCTTTCCTTCTGGAAATAGTGGTGGAAATACAAGCATGAATGGCAAGATCGAATGGCCAGCATGTATTAGCCAGTCAATTGCAGTTGGTGGAGTTGAAACTCTAAATCTAGATAAGCCTCAAGTTTCTTTAACAAGCAACTATGATGTTAACCTTGTAGATCTATGGGGTGAAATTCAGCAGCCAACAATTTATCCTGGAAATGTTAGTGGATATTCTTATGGAACATCTGTTTCTGTTCAAGTAATTGCTGCAAAGTACGTACAATTAAAGACCATGAAGCCAACGCTGACATCAACAGAGCTAATTTCATTAATGAAGAAAGCTTCTGATCCAGTAGAAAACTCTTATGGACAAAACGTTTATCTGTTTAACTTGAGTAAAGTAATCAATGGATAGTAAGTTAACTATACTTGAAGAAATAATCAAGGAGATTGGTGAGGAGTTGTACCAGAAATGGTACAACGCCCTCGCCATTGAAGATAGAACAGAAGAAGCATCAAAAGCAATGTCTACAAATGCTGGTGAGACAGCCTTGTGGGTAATCCAAACATTTATGAATAAGTTTAATAATGCAGCGGACGAACTAAAGGGAGAGTAAGTTGATAGTTACAGATGAAAGTTTCAATAGGGTTCTAGATTCTCATAATTTAGTCCTTATTGATTTTTGGGCTCCATGGTGCGGACCATGCTTAAAGGTGTCTCCCATACTAGATGAGATATCTAAAGAGCGTGGATTATGGGTCGGCAAGTTAAATGTTGATGAGAATCCTATAAAATCAGCAGAATACTCTGTAACATCTATCCCTTATATGGTACTATTTAAGTCTGGGAAGCCAGTAAAAACTATTACTGGTGCAAAACCTAAGCATGTTATGCTAGAAGAGCTTTCGGAATGGATCTAGAAAACATAGGTTCAGATCATCTAGAGTTTGAAATATGGCTCAAAAGTGGTTACGACAGAGGCTGGATATCTGATGTATTTTGCGATACACATGATGGGCCACCTTTAACAGATGAAGAAATGCAAGAATGGGAAGAAGGAGGAGATCCCTGCTCTTTCCATGTAAAAATAAATGCACTACATTAAATTTCTGTAATCGCAAAGGTCACAGAGGAAATAAGGAGAATAAATTAAATGAACTCATTTAAAAAAATCGCTCTAGCCGTGGTTGCAGCCATGACTTTGGGCACAATGGTAGCAACACCTGCAAGTGCTAACACCATGTCAGTTGTAGCATCCACATGGAATGCTGCAAAAACAGGTGGCGCAGGGTACGACACTCCAGCAACTGCTGGAACAGCGCTAACGACTGCAATCGTACGTCCAGTACCTGCAGACAACACTGTTGACAATACAGACGTTGTTCAGATCGTGGCAACAGTAGTAGCAGGAACATCAGTTACTGCAACTTCAACAAATGCAACAATCGTATCTGCACTACACTCAACTGCTGCACCAGTAGGAGCAACATCAGGATCATCATCTTTGACAGTTGCAACTGGTACAGGAACAACAGCAACATTTTATGTCTACACAAAGACAACAGCAATTGGAACAATTGTAATTACAAATGGCCCAGTAACTTTGACATACTATGTTCAAGGTACTGCTGGTCTTATTAATAATCTAACAGTTTCTGCTCCTGCTACAGGCGCTGCAGGAACAAGACAAGATATTACAGTATCTGCAACAGATGTATTTGGCAACAAGGTGTCTGGCAAGTCAATTACTGCAACAGTGTTTGCTGCTACAGCAGTTATGGATACAGCAACAGCAACAACTGGTGCAACTCTTTCAGACTTTGGAGTTGCAACATTTAAGGCAACGCTTCCAGCTGCTGGAACACGATCACTAATCACATTTAGTCCAACAACTGCTGGAGATGCAACCACTACCGATGTAGTTGGTCTACCTGCTCGTGTACTAGCGCCATTCGCAGAGATTGCAGTTCGTGATCTAGTATCAGAACTTGCTGCTGAGAAGGCTGCAAAAGATGCAGCACTCGCCGCTAAGGCTGTATCAGATGCTGCAGTTGTAAAGGCTGCTGCGGATGCAGTTGCTGCTAAGGCTGTTTCAGATGCTGCTCTTGCAAAGGCTGCTGCGGATGCAGTTGCTGCCAAGACTGCCTCAGATAAAGCACTTGCAGATGCAAAGACTGCTTCAGATGCAGCACTTGCTGCTGAGAAGGCTGCTTCTGCTAAGGCACTTGCTGATGCAAAGACTGCACACGATGCAGTTGTCCTTGCTAAGGATGCAGCTATTGCTAAGCTGACAGCAGACAATGCTAAAGCACTTGCTTCTTTAAAGAAGTCATTCAATGCACTCGCTACAAAGTGGAATGCAAAGAATCCAAAAGCTAAGGTAACCCTAGTTAAGTAATTTTTTAAGGGCAGTGGGAAACCACTGCCCTTAATTAGGGAAACTGATATGAATTTACTTTTAGAATTTAAAAAAGCAGCCATAAATGAAGAAGCTGTTTTGATTAAAGATTATTTTAAAACAGAATTTACTTGGCAAAATGTTTTAGATTTTGTATACGATCAAACAAAAATAAATAACCCTGACCTGGAATCAAAAAATAAGGAACAGGGCCCAGGCGTAGACACATACGGTAATATTCTAGCCCAAAAACCTATGTGGCTTGCTCCTCAAACTGGATTAGTCTGGGAACATTTTCCTGAAATGAAAGATTTTTTAGTTAAGATAAATAAAGAATCAGGTTTTAATGCAGACTTTTCAAATTGTAATTATTATAAAGAATGGGATGCCAGAGGATGTACCTGCGGAGCTTTGTGGCACACAGAAGGCATAAAAGTTTCATTGGGAGAAAAATCTGTAGGAGAGCATAGCGACCCTTGGCCAGCTTGCTACCTTCAATCAATTGGTACTTCTTTTTGGGAAATAAAAGGAAAAAACTCAACAACAACTTATGAGTTAAAAGAGGGAGACCTATTGTTTTTCCCTAAAAAAACAACACATCGTGTTTGGGCCCCTGGCCCAAGGACAGGTTTTCTAGTAAATGCTGATAGAAATAATCCTATTGCGGATGATCTTTAAAAATGGTACAATTAGATAATGAATGGGATCACTTTCATGTGATTCAAAAAAAAGTTCTAGAAGATCTAATTAAAGAATTAGAAAGTTTAGAGATCCCACCAGACTGGAGACCAAGAGAGGTTTTAAGTTTAGTACTTAGAAAATTAAAAGAAAAAGAGGCATCATGTTAAATAAGTTAAAAAATTTGTTAGGGTTCAAGTCAGTTGAATCAGAGATTGAATTGATCCTGAAAGAGCTAAGCTCACCAGCCAAGAAGGCACCAGCCAAGAAGGCACCAGCCAAGAAGGCACCAGCCAAGAAGTCACCAGCCAAGAAGGCACCAGCCAAGAAGGCACCAGCCAAGAAGGCACCAGCCAAGAAGGCACCAGCCAAGAAGGCTGGCGTTACTAAGAGCAAGTCAGTAAAGTGATAGATCCTAATAAGAAAAGCCTATACAAATCAATTACATGGCCATTTGTGCATGTATTTTTTGTAGGAGGGTTACTTTATATTGTAACTAAACTTCTTACAGGAGAAGCTGAATGGGAATATATTGGAATTGGAGCTATATCATACTTGCTCGTAGAAATGTCATTCTATTATCTTCATGAAAAAATTTGGGAAAAGATTAAAGGTAAGCAATTAAATTAATGACCGATTTAGATAAGTGTGAAATTAAAGATTGTTTTGGAGAAGCAAAATATATAACTTCTACAGAAACCAAAATGATTCAAGTATGTAAGACCTGTTATAATAAAATTTATAAAAGGTAAATAGCAAAGGGATAAAATGGAAAATTTAATTAATCTGTTAAAAACATTTCAAGCTAATTCTGTGGTATACACAAATTTAGTAAGAGGCTTTTTCTGGAATACAGAATCTGTCTTGATGCGTCAATCACGCATTGTTTATGAAGATATCTATCTAGACTCTGAAGAGGGCGTACACAATACCTCAACATGGCTTCGCCGATTAGGCGGAGAAGCGCCTTACACCCTAGAAGAGTATGCATCCAACCAAACTCTAGGAAATGTTAAGCCAGATACATACTGTGGCGTGGAAATGGCAATTCACTTAGTTCCAATTAATAAGAAGATGATCGAAGAGATTAAAAACCTTATCTCTGTTGCAAATGAAAACAACGAGTACGGACTATCATCATATCTATCTGAACGACTTTCAGCGCATCAAGAATGGAACTGGTTCTTGGAGTCAAGCCTAAAGCTTCCTCCTAACCCATGGAAGTCACTAAAAGACTAAGTTGTCACAATACAAGATCAGCGCAGTACAAATAGATGTAAACGGTCTATGTAATGCTGGATGTTGGTTTTGCCCAGTTTCTTATGAAGGAAACCCAAAATCTGCTATTAGAGATATGGAGTTGGGGGAGTTAGAAAATATACTCTCTCAACTTCATAATGGCAAAGGTGATTTTGTAGACCCTAATCTAAAAAACATTTATACAGCTAATTACAACGAAGTGTTATTGTATAAAAACTTTGAAGAGATGTTTGATTTGTATAGAAAATATAACTTTACAATAAACATACTTACAAATGGTACTCCACTTACCAAGAAAAAAGTTGATATAATTAAAAAAAATATCGATGTGATTGGTGGAATTCTTTTAAATATACCATCTGGAGATAAAACCAGATGGTCTAAGTATGTAAATTTAAATGAAAAAATGTTTGATAAAATGGTAGATAATGTTTTATATGCTGCAGAAGAACTAAATGAATTAGTTTTAGAAAATAGATTTTTTTTAATGGTTAATGGTCTAAATAATAATTCATTAGTTGAAAATGGTGGGTGGTTAGACATACTTCCTGGAGCCCCAGATTTAAATTTAGATGTAGAGTCTGGAGATTTAGCTCAAGAGGTTAAGCTATTAAAATCTATATTCCCTTCAATTGAAGTTTTCCCAGCCCACCATTTATACGACAGAGCAGGCCACCTTGCTGATTCAGGAATAATTGATCAGACTTCAGCTATTAATAAATATTTGGCGGGAGAAGGCAAGAAGGTAATAGGATGCAATGGTGGATTAGGCGTAAGAAGCAGAACTAATGAGTGGATACATATTAACCCAAATGGTGACTTATTTATCTGCTGCGCTGATTTTGATTTTAAGACAGTGTACGGAAATTCTAATAAATCTACAATTAAAGATATATGGTTTAGCAAAGAGAGAACAAACATGATAGAAGACTCATACTCTAATATGTGTACCAAGTGCTCAGCGGCCATCTGGGGCTAGCGCAGATGTGTTGGATATGCGGATGTGCAGACCACGTGGGTCTTGGCAATGAGAGGCCCACAGAGGCAGAAGTTGATCCTAATCAACTAAATGATATAATAGATTCATAAGTGGAATACTAGTCCCGCTTAAATAAATAACCTATAGGAGCAATAACATGTCAGACGGAAAAGATTTAAACGGATTTACATCACCAAAAGTAAACGATTCAACAGTATGGGGTAACAACGAGCAGTACGCAGCTGACCCAAAGGCAGCATTCCCATCAACAGACGTTTCAAACCAAGCGCAGGCTCAGGGTCCAAAGTAATATGTGCTTTGAATGCGGTTGCGAAAGCGTAGGAAGCGAAACTGGAATTAAAGAAGTTAATATCCAGGATGTATCAGATCAAAGGGATCAATAATGTGTAAAGATTGTGCATGCGGTAAAGACGAGCAAATTCAGTATGAATCAGCTCCATCACCAGCTAACAATAATGTTGTAACTATCTCACAAATTAAGGGAGCGTAGTGTCAGAAAACGTTGTAAGCTCTGGAGAAGCAACAAAAAAGAATCCTTCTCAGGGTAAATTTAAATCTGGCGTACAGCCTAAAAGACCTCCAATGAAAATCGATGTCAACAAGCACGGTATTAGAAGAGAAACACCAGCTGTTCCTCAAGCACCTAGAAAAACTGGAAGAAAGAAAGTATAATGCCTCCAAAAAAATTTGGCAGGCAAGTACCTTTTAACGACACGATTATTCGTGATGGTAAAATTGTGAGATTAAGAAAAGACGGTAGAATAAAAGCTATCGTAGGAGATTACTCTCCAAAACATCCAAAGAAATAGACTATCTATTATCTTTCTAAAGGTAGGAACTATCAGTTGATTATAAATGGTAAAGAGATTGAGGTAGAAAAACTTCATGAAAAAGTTTGGGTGTTTAAAAATGCCCTAAGTAACTCTAATGAGATGCTAGAATACTACCTAAGTAACTATGAAGATAAGTCTGTACCTTGGTATACGTTTGGCTTTCATATATTAATACCAACATCCAGAGGATACTTTGAGTCATTTCCAAGCAAAGATGATTGGCAAAAGTTTATGGATGAAAATTTTTCTGATAAAGAAATTGGAATTACAAATAATGAGTACGTTAAAGATTTGTTTAAAGTATTTCATGAATCTTCAGTTCAGTACTTTGGCTCAGTTAAAGTGGATTACGATAACTGGTGCTGGGATTCGGTTGATATAGCTTACTATAAAGACGGAATGGGCGTTAACGATTTCCAGGGCATGAACTACCACACTGATTTCCAAGAAGAAAGAAGAGAAGATCCTGGACTAAAGTTTGGAACAACATGCTTATTCTATTTGAATGATGATTATGAAGATGGTGGAGTAAACATTATAGAGCTAAGTGATGATAAGGAAGATCTACTCAGTCACGTATACTACAAGCCAAATGCTGGTGACTTAATAATGTTCCCTTCTGGTCACCCTTTTTACCATAGCCCAATGATTGCTAAGGGCGGATCTAAAGCGCTAATTAGAGCTTACTGGAGATACGAGTACCCAGGATCAGAAGCCTGGCATTCTGAAAAAGCTCAACACTCTGAAGAAGAGTGGACAGAAATTCTTCGTGAAAGACACAAGGAAGGCTCTTATAATCAAGGAAGGAGCCTTAATAAGTGGAACGAGAAAATAATCGAGAACGGCTGGAACGAGAACTTAATCAAGAAGGAAGTCTAAAGCAGCTATATTTTTTGCACATACCAAAAACTGCTGGTAAATATGTATCTGCAAATATAAAGAAATCTTTAGATAAAAATAATATACCTTACTACATAAGTACACACTATCCAAACAATAAAAATTTTGTTAACAAAGCCTACATATCTATGCATGCTGGTACCTATCCAATTGATCTAATAGACTCTTTAGATGTTGCTGTTGTAGTAAGACACCCAGTTGAAGCTAGACTAAGCTATTTTAATTTTATATATAATCGTGCTCTTTTTTTAAGAGATGAGTATATTGAAAGAAAGTCCACGCTGGAAAAATTAAGATACTATCTTTTTGAAGATCCAAATTTTAAGCTACACAATAACTATCAATCCAGGTTTATTTGCAATTCAGCTGATGAGCGTTCATTTGATCCTAGAAGCTTTTACACAAAAAATCATGAAGAAATGATGGATCCATTTTTTAAAAAGGGAGAGGCGTTTACTTGGTTTGTTGGAAACGAAAAAACTTCTAAAGAAAATGCAATGGAAGCGATAAAAAAGTTTAAAATTGTAAACTCTTTAGACAATATTGCTATGTTTGAAAAAAATATCAGCGATTGGTTTAATAATAACTATCAAATAGAAATAGATTTTGACCAGAACAATCTTATAAACTACGGATCTTTTTCATACGGAGATGAGAAAAACATTACTACTGAATACCTGATGTCTCTTATATCTGAAGAAGACATTGATCTGATTATAAAAAATAATGATATTGATTACTTTATTTACAATTATGTGAAGGATAATGAGACAAATGGCATTTCTTAGAGGAGATCTGACTCCAAAAAAAGAGTTAGAAGATTTTAATTTTAGATTTAATAAAACTTATGATGTAGATCATATTGCAGATGCTTTACAAAAATTTAGCTCTGAATGGCTAATTAATCAGAATAGGCAAAATGTGGTTTATGTAGGCAGAGCAAATCCACATGCACACACACAAACATTTATAGTACAAGACCACAGCCTAGAGTGGGACTTTGGAACAAAGATAGATGCAGTCGTTAAAGACCAAAACATTTTTGATTTAGTCTCACCTATAGTAAAAGATCTAGAGTCAATCTACGGTGGCACTTCTGGAAGAGTCCTACTGATTAAGCTTGAATCCAATAAGGATGTTTCAGAGCATACCGATAGAGGAGATTACCTATCTACTGTAAAGAGATTTCATATACCGATTATAACAAATGATAGTGTTTATTATACTGTTAATGGAGAAAAAATTAACATGAAGTGCGGAGAATGTTGGGAGATAAATAACTTAAAGCCGCATTCTGTTTTAAATGATAGCAGCATAGATAGAGTTCATTTATTAATAGACATATTCCCAGATTCATCTAATAAATGAAAAATATAAAATTAATTAACAACTTCATGTCTGAGGAAGACTCTTTGTTTTTAATAGACTGGATCGATAAAAATTCGGATGATGATTTAAAGTTTAAAAGTAGGGTCGGTATAGCCGTAAATAAAGGATTGGCATCTAGAGCAATATTCCCAGACCAAAAGCCCCCGTATTTGTTTAAAGATTTAGAGCCAATTATAAATAAGTATTCTAAAAAATTTATAGACATTGTTAAATCAGAATATAAAATAGATCAAGATTTATACTTTTATGGAGTTTCTATAACAAAACTATCAAAAGATATACAGCTTAGAATACATCAGGACGTCCACAACGATTTCTCATCTTTAGTTTGGAGCTGTGTTATATACCTTAACGATAATTATTCAGACGGAGAAGTTGTTTTCTTGGAGAGCTTTGACGAAGCTGATTTCGAAGAATCTCCACATGCAGCGCGATACGGTAATACATTTTATTTATATAAAGATGGCGCAGGCGGTCTTGTGTGCAAGCCAAAAGCCTTGGACGCATTTGTTTTCCCAGCCGATCAATGGCACGGTGGCAGGATGATATCAGACGGAACTAAGTATGCTGTAATTCTATGGCTTGTTAAAGAAAAGGAATATGAATTTAAAGGTTTTGATTCTAGAGAAGTATTAAAAAATATATATAAGGATTGACAGCTTTACCTATAGTGCTGTATAATATAGATATGAATAACTTTATTATATTTGCCGCAGCTATATTTGCAGTGTGTGCTTACGTGGGAATAAAACTTTATAGAGAAATGTCTGTAATTTTAGATGCAAAAAGAATACAAGAGCAGTTCAAAAAAGATAGCTTTTGGGAAACACAAGAATCTTTTGAGGAGTAATAACAAATGATTAAGCCATTTGGCAACCTGTTGTTAGTAAAAGAAGATAAAGTTGAGGACCGAACCACAACGTCTGGCATAGTTCTTATGGCATCATTAAGTGAATCTAACCTTAGAACTGGTAAGATTCTAGAAATGGGAAACGGAGAATATAACTATAAAGGCGAGCTCATTCCTATAACGGGCCTCAATGTTAATGATATAGTTTATTACAACCAAAATAGCGGAACAGATATTGAAGATACAGATGGAGAAAAGTACTTACTTTTAAATACAAAAAGTGTGCTTGCAATAAAAGGATAAGTGTTGCGTAAACAATTTAAGTTTAAAACAATTTTAAAATCTGTCAATTTAACTGTTAAAACTAAGTGTCCAGAAAAGTGGCTTCTTGTAGATAGAGAAACTGGTCAGGTTTACCAGGGAAGCGAAAAAGGACATTGGAACAGACTTGATCCAGTGATTAAAGACACAATAAATAAAGAAATGCTATAATTAATTCATGACTACTCCAATAATTCACGATATGCCTGGTGGCGTAATATACATTGAGAATGCATTTCCTAAATCTAAAGAGTTTTTAGATTTTGTGGAATCAAATGATCAAAACCCTGAAATTTTAAAAGTTTTTCCTTCATGGAGCACATGGATTAACGGTTATCCAGTTAGCTTAGATCCAAATGATTTGACAAAATGGGAACAGATATTCCCAGACAACGAGGGAGCTTTAGCGGGAGTTGCTAAACTGTTAGACTGGGACCTTTCTTATAATGAAAACAATGAATTTTGGCCCCGCAAAGACATTTCTAATTATGCTCAAGAAAGCAAAGCTCATCAATTGGCATTGCCAGCTATCAAAATGATAGAAGATGATTATATTAACGCTTTAAAAATTTGGTCAGAAAAGACAAACAATGATCTACCGCATCACATAACCAGAAACTACTGTATTAGAAAGTATAGAATTGGTGGTTTCATGGGGCCACACATAGACAGAAACATTTTAAACCCAAAAAATTCTATGGACTGGACATCTCTTATATACTTAAATGATGACTATGAAGGCGGAGAACTAGTGTTTGATCAGCTAGGATATTCAATAAAGCCTTCAGCTGGGAGCATAGTTTTCCTTCCATGCTTGGTTTCTCATGAAGTTAGTGAAGTGATTTCTGGAAACAAAACTTATATATTTTTGTTTATGCATACTGGAACAGGAATAACTTCAGCTCTTGGAGAGCCTTACCAAAATATGGAAGAAAAGCTAATAAGTTTTAATAACAATAATACTATTGACAACATTTAGTTCATGTTATATAATGAACTATAATGATAAATAAAATAATTTGTCGCATCAAGGGACACATTCTCGTAGCAGCAGGCTCATGCCCATATACAGGATCAACTTATCAGTACTGCGAGAGATGCAGATTAATGATACCAATTCAGGCGGCGCAATGAAAGAGCCTAAGATAATGAAAATGGACTGGCGTCCTTTAGGATATTGGCCAGTATATAAAGATGGAAAGCTTACATGGGAAAAGGATCCAAAAGATGATTGAATGGATAGCAAGGCGCATATTTAGCTGGACCAATCTCAGAGAATATATTTTTGATGAAGTTCACCTTTATGATCATTTAGATACAATTGTTAATGACCCAGAAGGAATGAAGATTGCATCATGTAGCTGGATGGAAGGCGACATGTGGTATGGCTGGAACTACGATAGTAACGCTAAGCGTTACTACTTTGATGACATTGGCAATAAGTCCCTCATTGGATTGTGGGAAGATCAATGGTTAAAAAAGGAAGATGCCTAAACATTGGGAGGATAAATCTCAATGGATCACCAACTGTCCAATATGCTATTGTGCAGTAACACATCAACTAAGAGATTATCATATTCAGTATCATGAAAATCAAATAAGAATGGCAATCCCAATAGATGAAGTATAAGAAATTAAAGATATTATTAAAGCCGTATAAGGCACAATTTGATAGATCACCAAGACACATAAAGGTTATTTCTATCTTGTGTGTTGTCTGGCTGGCTTCACCAATTGACCCATTCGATATACTTTTCCCTTGGGCTGCATTTACCGATGATATATTTATTGCAGGTGTCCTTCTTAAAATGCTTTATAAATACGGCGGGCTGCCAGAAGATAAGGTTATCACCCCAGTTGAGCTACTGAAGAATCTGTTTGGAAAAGATAAAGAGCATAAGCATACAGCAATGACATACGAAGAGCTTGCAATTTCAGCTAAAATATACTTAGAGCAAGTGTCAGAAGATAAATCTAAGAATATGATATAATATGATTATGGACAATAATGATATTAATTTAACAGATGAAGAGATCTCAAAGGGATATGAATCAGATAACCCAGATGAAGATAAATGGGACAACCTAGAAAAGGCTTGCTGGAGCGGATACAAGCAGGTTGGTATGAAAGATAAGGGCGGAAAGAAAGTCCCTAACTGTGTACCAGTAAAGAAGTCTCTATTCGGCACAGAAGGACCACAGAGCCTCATCCCAAGGAATAAGTAGCATGGGCATACTAGATAACCTTGAAGCCTATTTAGAGGCGGAAGAGCCAGAAAAATGTTATTACTGCACTAAAGCAGCTAAGTATAATGATTTAGCAGAAGTAGATACATGTAGATATGATGTAGTAGGCGTATGTGAATGCCATTCATTTAAAGGATTAAGCTCATAATATAATCTAATATTGACCGAAAAGTGAAGTCGAAAAGTAGAGACCCCCTTGTCAGTACCTGACATAAATGCTATACTAAATACATGTTGCAGAGTTTAGAGATACCTGATCCATTTACTGCTTTTCGTATAGCAAAATACGCAAAACAAAAATATGGTGCTAGATATGACTTCTTTAGCGGTGAATGGGATATGGAATGCGGTGCATGCCAAGAGCCATTAAACGCTCCAACTAAAAAGATATTGACTAAGATCAGGCTATATCATACTCGTAATGAATGTCTTGGTGGATACTGATGAGCGATATTGATCCTGACAGATCAATGCGTCTTAAATTAGTTATAGAAGAGATGCTTAAAGATATTGATATGAGCGGTGAAAAGTGGAATGATCGTGATAAAAACGGGATCCCGTATTGGGAAAAAGAACGGGGTGACAAATAATGTGGTCATGGGTATTAGCTATTATAGGTGTAACAGGCATATTCTTTGTTGGTCGAAAGACAATATGGGGATGGTGGGTTTTATTATTTAATGAGGCTTTGTGGATAGCATATGCCCTAATAACAAAGCAATATGGATTTATAGCCTCAGCAATAGCATATGCAGCAGTTTATATTAGATCTTACATACACTGGTCGAAAGAGCCAGTAAATGAGATTCATCTATGAACAACGAAACAATTTATATATCTATAGCAGCATGCAAAGAAGAGTTTTTAGTTCAAACAATCAAAAGCGCACTAGCTAACGCAGACAATCCAGACCTATTGTATTTTGGAATAGCCAATATGGTTATAGATCAAAAAGACTTTTTGTCAGATCCAATATTTAATCATCCCAGACTAACCTATGTAGATATAAAGCATGAGCGCCCACTAGGCACTGGTATTGGTAGGATGATGGCCTCTATTATAAATTATAGAGACCATGAGTATTTGCTGCAAGTTGACGCACACAATGTTTTTGAAAAAGGATGGGACACTACCCTAAAGCAACACTATAACGATCTGTTAAAGATTTGTGATAAGCCTATCATATCTACAAATCCTCTTAGATGGATAGATGGACCAAACAAAGAAGTATTTTTGCATAACAATTTGAGGGGTATGGCGGTAGACCCACTTGATTTTAAAACTGATGAAAATTTTGGTTCATTAAAAATACAGGTTATTTCCATAAATGCTTCCTCGTATGCAAACGCTCAAGTACCAAGCGAAGAAATGATGGATTATGCTTTTATTGAGGGTTGTCATGTGGATTGGCAAGAGGGTCAAGATTTTGTTGAGCACGGACTGATATTTGCTTCATTTATGTTTACAAAATTTGGTTTTACTCGTGAGCTGATGCATGATCCAGCAAACCCTTTCAACGGTGATCAAATTAATCTATCTTTTAGAGCGGGCACTAGAGGATACAGAATGTTCTCAATCAAGAAGTGTATAATGTGGTCTAAAGACAAGTTTAACGATGGTAAGCTTTTGTCTGACGATGACTGGAGAACTCTTGATAGAGGCAAAATTGGAAAATTTAACGAAGTTAACTCTCAATTTGATCAAACTGAAATATTTTCTGGGGAATACCTAGGATATTGGGGAGCACCAAACAAGGAATCAATTGCTGAGTATTATAACAAGATAGGGATAGATTTATCTAAATACTTTATAT